TGCTGGTTGCCGGACGCGAAGCGGTTTCACCCACCCAGCCGGAACCGATAGCACGATCGGTGAACAGCTTCTTGAAGCCAGCGCCGGTGATCGACTGCACACGAGCATTGGCCCGGATTGCCGAGATCCGCTTGAGGCGCCCGGTGATCGTCCGGTCCCATTCGATCGGAGCGAGATAGCCGCCGTCTTCAGCCGTGCCCTTGGTCATGGCCGCCGAGACGTCACCCTTGCGCATATGCGCTTTGAACGCCTTGGTATATTCCGGATCGCCAGGAATATCGCCGATGATGTTGCCGGAGCCAGCTGCGGCAACCTTGGCGTTCAGATCGTCGACGGCCTTCTGAAAGTTTCCTTCCATCGTCGACAAAGCAGCATTGATGCGATCGACCTTTTCGGCGACGACCACATCGGCCTTGCCCTTGAGATTCTGCTCGTTGGCAGTCTTGAATTCCTCGAATGCCGATTTGATTTCAGCGAGCAGCGCCGCCGGATTGGATGCGTCGGCGCGTGGCATCGTGATGATGGCGCGCGGACGCGCGAGCGCGAAAGCGCCCGGTGCAATGTGCTTCATGATGGTGTCCTCTCAGGAACGAAGCGTGGAAAGGAGGCCGGACAGTCCCGACCAATCAGCGCCAGCGCCGGGCGTGGCTTCAAGGGCAGCGCCAGGCGTACCCTTGATCTTGTTGAGGCGAGCCCGCGCATCGCTGCGCTTCATACCCGCCGAGACGAGGGAAAGCTCCATCGCCCGAATTTCGTTGAGATCGAGATCATGCGCCTTTGCGCTCTCGTCGACCGTCATCGTGTCAGCTGGCAACAAGCCATCGGCAAATCCGCGATCGACAGATATGGAGCCTGACATGAATGTCTCGGCATCCATCCACTTGGCGATCTGCTTCGGGTCCTGCCCGGACCGTGCCGCGTAAACCTCGACCATGGCCTGGTCGAAAGGCTCGAGCCATTCGGCCGTCTCTTTCATGTCGTGACGATTTCCCATCGCCATGACCCAGCAGTTATGGATCATCAGGAAGGATGCGGCGCCGACCAGGATCTGATCACCCGCCATGGCGATGATCGATGCGGCCGACGCAGCCATACCCATGACTTTGACCGTGATCGGCTGCGGATGCTCGCGCAGAACGTTGTAGACGGCGATGCCTTCGAACATATCGCCACCGGGGCTGTTGATCTGGACTTCGACAGGTTTTGGGCCGATGGCACGCAGCTGCGAGGCAACGCGCTTTGCAGTAATGCCGCCGCCCGACCAGTAATCTTCGCCGACAACATCGAACATGGTAATGACGTTGTCGCCGGGTTCAAGCGCACGAACACCGGCAGCATCTGTCGACCACCGATCGAATACGGATGGCTTTGTGAACGCCGCAACGTCGCGGTTGGCAGGCAGAGGCAGGGCACCCGGCCGGACTTTAGCTTGCGGCTTCATGATCGACCCGCGAGGTGGCTTGATCACGGACGATCCCGCCACCTGAGCACCGGCCGGTTTCGTCGAAGTTGAAATTGGCTTGGTAGGCTTCATGGTAATGATCCTTTTCAGGTCCGCGCAGGGTCCGGGGCAGTTGGGGCCGCGGTCATGGGGTTTATTGGCCGCTCTCGATCAGGAAGGTCCATCGTGCTGCGGGCCTCGTCGTAATGGATCCACGGCTGGTGGCCTCCAGCGCCAAGCGCTTTCGACAGGTAATCGGCCTGGTCTTTCAGAGAGCCGCGCAAAAGCGCTCCCGGATTGAATTTGGCCTCGTAGATTTCGACCTCATCATCATTCAGAAGGCATCGCTCGACGGCTTGCTGCCACGCTTCGAACCATGGGTTCAGGGCGTACGCGACGAAGAATTGTCCGAGGGCTTCAATGCCGGAACCCCAGCTGGTCTCATCGACCATAAGTAGCGGTCGAGGCACGCCGGAGACGCGAGCGATCTCTTCGATCTGGAGTTTGCGCAGCTCGGTCATCTGCGAGTCTTTGGCGTTGGACCCGTACGCCTTCCATTCCATCCCTTCTTCAAGGATCAGGTTCTTGCCGGCGTTATCCGCGCCTTCCTTCTCCGCAAGACTAGCCTGTAGGCGCTCGAAAGCAGGATCCGATAAGGTTCCCTTGTGAGAGAGCGCACCACCGACCAGCGTGCCATTCTTGAACATCCGGCCCGCCGCGAGTTCGGCACTTAGCGCGAGGCCGATTGCCTCTTTCGCCTGCTCGATCAGTGAAAAACCGTTCAAGCCGTCAATTGACGCACCCCGGAGGTGGAAGATGTCTTCAGCCTGATATCGGATTTTCGGCCCGTTGCTGGGCTCGTAGAGGTATTCCATGCGCCAGCTGGCGTTCAGGCTGACGGTCATCTTGCGCGCATCGAGCGGCACTAGGCCCGATACGATCGACTTCCCCGTCCGGATGCTCGTCGACCGCAGGATCCGTGCAAAGCTGTTCTTGTGCACCAGCGCGCGCATCTGCATGCAGGCACGGAAGTCGAACGCGCTCTGAAAGGTGTTTGGTCGACGGTGCAGCACACGGTAGAGCGGGTGGTCCGTCGCCTTCTCTTTCGTCTCTTGCACGATCAGGTGCAGCGGCAGCATGCCGATCGAGTTGGAGATCAGGCTGCAGGCCCTGAACATAGACGGGTTCCGCAGCGCCGTTTCCGGATTCACCGTGAAGCCGGTCGCCGTCATCATGCCATCGCGAAGGAACTCGATCAGGCGAGGATCGTCGAGCGAGACGTAACCTGCGCCGGACGCCATGACCTCGGCGCGGCCGGTTGATGCTGGGGCAGCCTCTTTGCCGCGAAACAAATCCATGATGCCCATCGGCTCAGATCATCCTTATTCCGCGTGTCTCATAGACCGAGCGGCCGGAGGCTTCCGGATTGAGAAACATCAGCATAGCGGCATTGAACAGCGCCATGAGCGGGTCGATCTTCGAAGCGCCGGCAGCCTGTTTGGTGACGAGATAGTTAGAGCCCCGAAGCTCAGTCTTCGCGTTACCCGCAGCCCACGCCATGAGCGGCTGTCCGCAGTGTACCATCGTCCGATCTTTGAGCTTGCGCGGCAGTGTCGTAATTGCCGACTGCAGCTTCCAGCCCTGACCGACAGCAAGTGTGAGATCGCCTTCGAGGCCGCGTTCCGCCAGAACATCGAGGAGGGTTGCAATCCCGTAAGAGTCGAGGCCAATCCCGGCACGCTCCGGCAGAAGTCCCGAAGCGTGAATGCGTTCGCAGATGTCGGCGATTTCCTTCACATCGTCGTCGACTTCCTTGCAGACGACCAGGTCGCCTTCCTCTTCGAACTGGCGAAGGCGAGGAGCGATCTCCTGACGGCGCTGGAAGACATCTTCGTGCGCCCATGCGCGACCCCAGTGCAGCCAGTTCCTGCTTTCCTTGTGCCGGCCAATGACGGCAATCGCCATCAAGTCGTCGAGGCCGCCACCGTCAACGCCGACGACGGCGACGTCGCAGTCGGCAAGTAGACGATCCAACGTCATGCCTGGCACGGCAGCTGCAAGCCAATAATCCGCGCCGGCCCATCGATCGGCGTGAAGGCCAAGGCCGATCTCGACGTTGAAGTGCTGCGACGCGATCAGAGCCAGTTTCTCCGGCCCCTCGCGCATAGCCGTCGCGATCTCGCCAGCAAGGTAGTCCTCGTCGACCGAACGATTGAGATTGGGATTGACCAAGCCCCAACGCTCACGGCGCATCCATCCACCGTCGACTGCATCTTCCGGCGGCAGCTCGTAGAGAACCGCCAACATCGGGAACGCGAAAAGCCCATCCCGAACGTCGCGCGCCTTTTTCAGCTCAGCCTTGAAGACGCCTGTTGGCGGCGTCTTCGACTGTGTCGTGATCTGCGCCAGGAACCCGTCTGGACGCGCGGCGAGTGAACCCCGGATCTCGACGAAGATGTCGGCAGCTTTCGCCATGGTCGCAAAGACATGCGTCTCGTCGATCAAAATGTAGGTCGCTTTGGACCCGGTGATGACGTCCGCTGCTGCAGCCTTGACGATGATCACCGCAAGCGTGTTGAGGTGGGTGATCATCTTAAGGTGGTCTTGGATGTGGAAGAGCTTGGAAAGCTCCGCATCCAGGCGAACGATGCCAGCAGCCTGTTTGAACGAGATCCCGGCAATCGTCTTCGTCGGCGCGATCAGCAGCAGCTCGGCTTCAGGCCTCTCGTTGAGGATCGCCGCCGTCACCATGATGGCTGCGGCGATCGACGACTTTCCGTTCTTCTTCGGCACGAGCAGGAAGAATTCTCGCAACATGCGCCGCTTCAGGTCCGGATCATAACTCCCGAAGATGACCCGGACGATATCAAAGACCCAGTCGTCGCACGCTTCGCCGTAGGTAGGATTGCCAATGACATCGGGGACACGAAGCCGCTTGAAGATCCGAAGCGCCTTTTCGGCGACCTTGTCGAAGAGCGGAAGATCCGGGATTAGCGAATGCTGAAGCCGGATACGTTCCTTCCAGTCTGGAACAGCGGTCGACCAGGCAGTAGCCGGCATCCATGCCGTGTCCATCAGTTCGGTTTCCCTGCCATACCCGGCAGAAGGTCGTTGCCCCAGTGGCTGTCTTCGCCGGCCGTCTTCGCCGCCGCCTTCGCCACTTCCTTCTTGCCTTGCGGAGCGGCGTCCTCTTTCGCGACGGCTCGCTTCTGCTGAGCATCGCGCAACCGGCTGTCCATCCCCATGCGGTCGTTGCTGTCGAGCATCTTGCCCAGTTCCTTCAGCGCGGTGACGTTGCCGGCGTTCGACTGCTCCATCGCGATCTCGAACCGGCGAGCGTCGAGCCTGTCCCGCATGGCATCACGCTGCTTCAGCTCGGCTCTAAAATACCGCTTCAGCGTGGCCGGAGAGATGCCAATTCCGTTTGCCATGCGATCGATAGACCAACCGAGCGCCAGCAAGAGCTTGATCTTATTGCGATCTTTTTCGGTCGCCTCGTAAGGCGGGCGACCTCGCTTCCCCTTCCAGTCCGGAATGGGGTGGCCAAAGAGGTCAAATATCTCGCTCATCCGAAAAAAATCTCTACGTGAGGGGGACGCGGGTGCAGGAGGCAGAGGGGTTCCAGACTTTCACCCCCCCCTCCTGGTCGATGGGGTGAGGTCAGACCTCGGCCTGGTCGTCGTCCGCCTCGACGATCACCATCGACGTGCCGAGGATCATGCCTGCGAGGAGGATCAGACGGGTGCCGATCCACATGCGAGCCCGATAGGTGCGCGTCAGTGTGAACGTCAGCGTCAAGCTGCTCATCACCTCACCAGCATCGACATTCGCTGTTGCCATCTCACCATCCGGGCTGCGCCCGCTCCTGCTTCTGCTTCTCGCTGTCGTGGTAGGCTTTGGTCACGGTCTGCAGGTTGTCGATGTCCCAGAACAACTGCTCGTCCCAGTGATGCGGCTTGACGTGGTCGCAGACCGGGCTGTTAGGAGCGGGATGCGTGCCGAGGCAGATCGCTCCGGTTTGCTTACAGGTCCAGCTGTCACGTTCGAAAACGTCGAGCCGCAGCTTCTTCCACCGTGCGCTGTGATACCAGCTGCGATTCGGCGTGTTGATCTCGCGCTCTCGCAGTCTGGCCTTCTCATCACCGACAGCACGGCCAAGACGAGGCGGCATCGAGGTCAGTCGAGGTGGCAGGGACTTAAGACGAGGCATACTCTAAGACGACAAAAGGCGACCTTCCGGCCGCCTCATCATTCGTCATCTCATAGCTGTAGCACTCGCCCTGAATCGGTGCCTCACTGGAGAGGCTTCAAGGCTGGGGCCAGAGGAGAACATCAATACCCGAAAGGGCAGCATCAGACGCTCCGGTCATCCCGTAGGCCGATGGAGATAGACTCACCATCGGCTTGTTCGAATCGTTACGGCGAGAGCGCGACAGAGTCAATGTCCAGCTCAATTGGCGTCATGCGGCCGAATATGTTCACCTCAGCCTGTAGCTTCCACCGCTCCCCGATCACCTTCCTGACAGTCGTCTGGAAGTCCACGAATGGACCCGAACGGATGACAATCCTGTCGCCTTTGTGAACCGGCAGAGGCTTCTCATCATCCTGTTTTAAATCATCTTTTTGAACAGACAGCATCAAAGCATCCATCAACCTTGCAGGCATCAGGAAAGGCTCGCCATCACGCCCCATGAGGCTGTTCAAACGCGATGCGCAGAGCACTCCAGCGAACGCTTCATGGCACGGAACAACCCGCACAAAGAGGT